GACTGTTGTTCTGTTGCAGGATTTTTAACACCTATAATATCTGTTCTTACAGGTCCATCTGCAGGTAATAATTCTTTGTAAGCTTGTGCTTGAAACTGTGTGACTGCTTCTGCTAACACTGGGTGTGTTGCACCTGAAGCTCCTTGAAATGGTTCTGTTCTATTTTCGTATTTGAATCCTAAAAGATCTAAACCAGTTGTGTATGCATTCTCCCAATCTTTTCTTGAACCTTTGTAATCCATAAAATTTTGAACCATCTCGTTTCCGATTGGCTCTAGATTTTCTTCTGGTAAAATATCTGCTAAGTTATCAAAGTGTGATTCTGTTCCAGGTACATTTATTGCACCAGGTTCAAAATCTAATGTAACTCCGCCGTCTTCTTCTGGGATAACCTCTACAGGTCCTTTTTCTACTTCTTCTTCCTGAACACTAACTTCTTCTGCCATCTCTTCTTCTGAAGGGATGTCGATTTTTGTACGAGTGTTAGGGAGTCCTTTATCTATATCTGCCATTTATTACTCCTATAGTTTCTTAACACGTTTCATTAGACCTTGCAACCCTTGTGAGTCAGGGTTCAAGGATCTTCTCTGTGGACCTTCATCTACTCCACCAGATAAACCTGCAATACCGCCGCCTGCTAAATTAGCTACACCACCTGCATCTGCTATATTTTGCATTTGTTGTGATTGTATTCTATCATCAATGTTTTTATTTATAATGTCTCTTATCTGATCATAAGCTAAATCTTCATTGTATCTCATATCACCGATACCAGGTTGTCTTTGTTGCATACCAAAGCCTAAAGTAAATGGACTATAGATTTCTTTATCAGCTAACATCATATCTATTTCTTGTTTACCTGGATTTGCAAATTGTAAATCAGGATACAGTGCTTTCATCTCTTCTTCTCGTTTTTTTAATCTCTGTGCATCAGCTGTCGCGCTTTGAGGTAAAAACATTCTTTCACCACGTTTAGCCATCGCAAACTCTTCTCCTTTCTCAAATTCTTTTGCAATCTCCGCTTCTTTATCTATTTGTAATTTTGGTCCTAACAAATATTTATTTGTCAAAGAATCAGCAAACGCTTGTTTAATAGGAACACCTTCATTTAAAGTTTTATTTAATGCAATACCCCCTTCTAATGCAACCTCTGTTGCAATCGCTAATGGACCTAGTGCACCTTTTAAAAATCTACCCGCTGTAGCAACTTTGTTACCAAACTTTGAAAGTGTAGTTTTTGCTGCTTGATCTCCTTGTGCTGCTTTTTCAGATAACTCATTTAAAGATTTTTCGTATGCTTGTGGGTTTGAACAATTAATACCGTTTGATAGTTGACACTTAATTCCCAAATTTTTCATGAAAGGTATTAGACCTTTAATTTGTTTTTCTGTTTTAAACATTTCTGGTTTGTTTAAATCTTTAAATGCTTGATCAATTTTTGTTCTAGGAGCTCTATCCGTAGGTTTAAAAGTTCCTAACATTTTTTTCTCTGTTAATGTACTTCCTTCTAACATAATTCTTCTTGCTTCATTTAAATTTTCTACAGAAGATGCATTAACAATATTTTGTCTAATTGCTAAATTAGCATCTAGTTCATTTAATAAGTTTTTGTTTTTATCTAACAAACTTGTTGCCCCATAGTTATAAATTCTTATTGTCCCTTTTTTAGGTCCTGAAGCTGTAACTCTAATTTTACCTAAACTAGATTGACCTCCTGTCATGGTTGACCATAAATTTTCTAATTCTGTTTGATTTTTTAAAAAAAATTTATAATTTTTGTTGTCTCCACTTTTTAAATATTCTTGCATTCTTCTTAAATTTTGCTGTGATCTTTTATCAAAGGTAGATTTTAAAGTGTTAATATCTCTAATTACAGGAGTGACAGATAAAAAAGTTTTTATATTTCCATTTTTAATTGCTCTATAAGAAGCAGCATGGTCTAATGCTAATATTTTTGGATCAAGACCATTGTCTGTCATAACTTTTTTAAATTTATTAAATTCTTTTAATTTATTAAATGCTTGTTTTCTTTCAGATGATCCTAATTTTGTTGATTGTAAAACACTTTGTATAATAGTTCTTTGATAAGCATTTTCTAATGTTGGCGATTCATAAACATTGTTTCTAGCTGTTTCTAAATCTTTTTCTTTATATTGTTTTAAAAAAGTATATTGATCGCCGCTTCCTTTTGCAAGATTACGCATTAATTTTTCCATATTATAACTTAATCTACCCTCTGATATTCCAAGAGTTTTAGTTAAAGAGGATAAATCATTATTTCCTTTTAAAAGTTCTTTAAAAATATTTTCTTGAGTTTTTGTATACGAAGTTGCTTTTACAGCATTACCTTGTGTAAAATTTTTTAATTCTTTCTTGTTAAAAATAGGACCTCTTGAAGAAGTTTTGTCATATCTTTCAAATAAAGTTTTACTTTCTTCATTACCTCCTCCAGGTATTTTATCTAAACCTATTCCTTCTTGTAAATTAATTGTTGGGTTTTCTTTTGCTATTCTATTTATAACGGCTCTATTTAAATCAATTTTGGAAAAAGGATCACCTATTGAAAGAAGTCTTTTATATTCTTGTTTAAATAAATTATCATAAGATTTAAATAATTTTTGTTTTTCGTTAAGTTTTAAAGGCTCTGTTTTTAATTTAATTCTGTTTAATTCATCTACCATTTCTTTAGGTGGTCCATTAGAAAAACCAATCCGTCCACCATCAGCCTGTGGATTACGTTTTACAAAGTCATCGATAGCTTGTTTTTCTATCGCTCTTTCTGGTCTGTCTATCTTGTCTACTGTTGTAACTTGTTCATCATCAAAGAGATCCATTAGCTCTATGATTTTTTGATCTAGGTCTTTCATTACTCACCTAACATTCTAGCAATACCGCCTGATGCATACATATAATCTTCTCCGGACACCTCACCTTGTCTTGCGATAACAGCATCTGATTGAGCCTCGGGATCCTCTGTTATTTGTTTAGCTTTATCTTTTCTTTTTTTGTTTTGTACAATTTCTTTCATGGTAGGTTTTTTACCTGTCGCGTACTCTTTTAGTTTTGATACATCTGAATCAAGATCCATGATACTAGAACCACCCACTTCATCTACCTCTATCTCATAATCATCTGGTCCATATCTTCTACCAACTGGACCTGACTCTGCTGTAGTAAATTCTGGTGTGCCACCTCTTGGCATATCTTCATCGGGTAATGGTTTTTTATATTCCATCTGTACCGGATCACCAAATACATTTGCCTCACTCTCGTACTCGACTCTAACAGCACCTTGGTCCATATCCTGTGTAACTCTTACTGTAGTGCCATCACCAAGATCTTTTGTGTGAACAATCTCACGTTCTTTGGTAGCAAATCTTTTTGTAACATCATCACCCTCGATTATGACTTTGTTAACTAGTTGATCAAACCATTCTGGTTTACCAGGGACATTATCTGTTTTGATTATCGGAACGTTCTTAACACCTTTGACGGTTTTCAATGGTTTAATAATTTTACCGATGATAGGTATCGATGCTAGTCCACCTAATAATTTTAGGAACGTTCTTCTGTTCATTCCGTCTTTTAAACCGATACGTCCACCGTCAGCGTTTAGATCTCTCTTGGCTTTACCACCGGTCTCCATATTTTTTAATATGTTTTCTAATTCCATCATACCTTCGTCCGTTAATTTTGGTGTTGCTCTCATTCCAGCAGAAGCTTCTGCCATTGTAGAAATAGTGTTAGCCATTTCTTCTGCTGTCTCTCTGTCAATACCTCTTTTTATCATCTCTTCTATCATTTCTTTTTTACTTTCCATTGTATTAACATCTGCTTTTTTTATATTTTTAGCAGCATTTAAAATTTCTTCTACCATCATAGTTCTGTTTTTGCTCATGTCAGCTTGCATATTTTTAATTAACTCTGGTGCACCGATACCTTTTTCAACATCAAATTTTCTATAAATGTTTGGATCTTCTAATAATTTATTAAACTGTTTTGGATTTACCATTCTTAATATCTCAGAGCCTGAACGTTCTTTTTCTTTACCCTTACTAAAAAATTTTATCATCTCTCTCAATGTTGCAAGACCTTTTGGAAGTTGACTTCCCATAAAATAACCAATACGTCCACCGTCTGCTTTGTCATCTCTCATTTTATTTTTTAATGCTTCTATTTTATCAATTAATGATTTTGCTCTTTCTCTAAAACCAGGACTATCAGGATTTAAATTACCTAACTTTGTTTCTGTTCTTATAATTTCTTTTTGAATATCTGACATGTTTGTTGTGTCATAGTCTTCTAAACCATAAACGTCTTCTCTGTTTTTTCTATCAAGAATTTTTTGTACTGAGTCTTTGTTTTGTGCTTCTAATCTTGCAGCAATCTCAGCTTCTGTCTCCATAGCTTTACCACCCATGATCTTAGATCCTTGTGGTATTGTCTGTCCTTCCATATCCAATATCTGTGCTGATCT